TAATAAAGTGTTTCATAGGTGTAATTATGTAGTGAGAGGTAGACGTATCTACCCCTCTGACCGCTGTTTCCACCCACGAGGAGCACCACTTCCCCGTGTGTTATGGTGGGGTTGGTCACATCCATGTGTGTGAGTGGCTTCTAGTAGCCCCTCTGGCCTCTCTTCTTTGGTCTAAGTCCATTCCTAGTACCATGTGATTTGCTTCGGCTTCAGGGTCATCCATCCAAGCTTCTAGATGGTCTATCCATTCTTCATGTCTTCTGTCTTTTATTTGTTGTTGAGCGGATATGGCGAGGGCATCTGTAAACCATTTAACGCCTTGGGCGAGGGAGTCAATTCTGTCGTCATGTCTGACAGCCCCTTTTTCCCTGCACATCCTGGAGATTTGATATCCAAGCATATATTGGAATCTATTTTCAGTTGCTTCATTAGCATTTGACGCATAATCCCATTCAATAACCTTGGGATCAATAACCAACCTGTGCTGATTAAAAACAGGCTCCAAGCTGTCAATAATACGATCTTCTTTCCTGACATTTGCTCTAGTTTCCTCTATGTTGATGTTTGTCTTTGTCGTTTGGCAGTGTTTTCTAAATAACTCTGATACAATACCATCGCCAAAGTTACTTTCGATGAGCAGCGTACTCGCATCATATTTACGGCATCTCCTTAGTATCTGTAGTAGTGTCTTATCAGAATAACCGTCCTTAGATGCGTACATTTCGTGCACATATATAAGACCGTTTAACTGAGACAAAAATGTTGCTACTGTTTCATCAGCTCCACGCCCAGATGGGTCTACACTGCAAATAGTCTCTGCATATTCTAGCCATTCTCCTTGAATAGCCATAGGTCTGTAGTAATAGTCCCCTGGAAGCCCCACACAAGGTAGATCTTTGACTATATTGTCTGGATCTGAGCACCATATTATGTTTTCTGGTGCATGTGTTGGGTTTACTGAGTTAACAATCAAGTCTGCAAACTTTAATGGGAACTTTTCTGCGTCAGATAAGCTAGTATCCAGCATAAACTGAAGCATAAAGTTAGATCTACCCATAGATGACTCTCTTTCAAGTAAATCTTCTTCTCTAAAGCGAGTATCAGTGGGTTTCCATGTTAAATCGTTTTCTTTGTCTAAATCCTCAACTAATTGCGGGGCTAGCAAGCCATCATACATGGCTATTTTGCGGGGATACCGTGCTGGCCACACAAATGGTCTATAGCTACGTTCTCTTAGCTTATTGTAGACAGTGAATGTTGTTTGAGGAGTACCAAGAAACATAATACGAGACTGACGTTTAGGAGTAAGAATAGACTCACATTCAGTAACAAGTTGTAGTAGTTTTTCACGTTGTAACTCCGTCATACTGTTATTAGGTACTTCGACATCATCGAGTACCATAAGGTCTGCTCTAGACCCCGTTAACTGTCCTGTAATACCCACAGACTTAACTGAGGGTGCTTGGTGAGGTGCAGCTGGCCCGACATCAAAGGATATACGTGACCAACGTTGATCGTCATTTTTAGGTTTAAGGTGTGATAACCAAGGTACTTCTAGTATTAGTCTTTGACAGAATATACTGAATGAGTCTGCTCTATCTTTAGAAGCAGAGACGACCATAATTTTTTCATTTGGATCATTGAATAAAGTCCAAAGTACAAATGCAGCAGTAATCCAAGACTTACCAACACCTCGAAACGCTTGGATTTGTAGTCTTTTTGGCCCATGTTGTAAATATTCAGCTATACATAACTGTGCCCTTGTAGGTACAGGTAAATTAAGGTGTGTCCATATAGCTGTTAAAAATATTCTAAAATCTTTGTGTAGTTCTTTTTCTAAACTCATAGGTCATGGTCATATGATTCCCAATAGTCTCTGTCTATTGCAGAGTGATACGTAATTGATTGGTCTTTTAAACCTTTTACCTGAGATGGTTTAGTGTTTTCTATGACCATATTAATGATTTTGTCTTCTCCAAACGTTTTTTTATACTGTTTTATAGCATCACTTACCGCTTGTTGAGACTTGTATTCTATGTATTGGGGTTCTATCCATAGCAAAAACCATACCGCAGCCCACCTTAGCGGGGAGGGTACGGCTCTAGCTATGACTCTTAATTCATCTAATTTTAATTTAGATGGATGTAAAAAGGTATTCATTTAATCCAATTTAGTATGTGTTGTTCTCTAAATGGGTTAGGTGGAAACGTAGTACGAAACCACTTTAGCCAGTTGTTACTTCCTTTTTCTTGATTACATCGTCTACAGGCGGGAACACAGTTATAAGTATTGGTAGCACCTCCCAAACATCTGGGATGTACATGGTCAATGGTAAGATCATATTCATAATGTTTTTGTCCGCAATAGATACATTCATAATTGTTTGCCTCCTTAATAGCTTTTCTCCATAAACGTTTAGCGTCTCCTGATGTCATGACTATTAAGTTTTGTGTGTAATGTTTATAAGTAGGAAGTACTGGTGTCATTTTTTACCACGATTTCTAGCTCTATTTGTAGATGGATTTTCTCTTACTAATCTTCCTGATTTAGTGTGTGAAAAATCCTTACCGCCCTTACCGTATTCCCCAGCCTTCCGCCTGGCACGGTTAAGTTCGGCTCTGTATTTTTTGTTTTCTGTGGTTTTGTTTCTTTGTCTTTGGGAAGCATTTTTCTTTAGTCTAGACTTAGGGTTAAGTCTGTAATTTCTTGCACTTCTCCGTAACTGGGAGAGTGGTTTACGTCTGGGAGCCATTAGCGTTTCACTGCTTTTTGTACTGCATCAAAATCAATTTTTGGCATTACGTCAGCTAGTTTGCTAAGGGGTGACGTATCAAACGCAACCCCCGTAATGTCATTTCTGTATAGCCAGTCAGATGCAGCTTTTAAATCAGCAGTTGTAGCTTCACCATTTTTAATTCTGTTTAAGAACTCTTCGGTGACGAGATTATGTAACTCGTTAAACTGTGACTCTCCAGCTCTGCTAACTTTACTCAACTTTTAATCCTCTTTTAATAAATTCTACTGCCTTGTCGTCAAGGTCATTATCGCTTTCTTTAGATAACTTTTCTAGTAAATCAATTACAAATAGTTTAAATTTTTTACTTTTTAAACCAGTGAGAACGATTGGCTTTAGTAGTGCTAACATCTTTTTTAGGTAGTAATGATTGTATTGGTACGATGTCTTGGCACATGTGAGCTACACGGCTGCCAGGGTATATCGTAAAACCCTTTTGTTGTAGTTCTGCACATTTAAGTGCACGAACAAGCTCGTAGTCAAGCCTCATCTTTTCTTCTTGTCTCTTAGATATTTCTTGACATTGTTTAGTCAAGTCACGGTTAAGTGGCACTGAAAAGTTTATTTGAAAGCCCCAGTTCTCTGATATAACATAACCTTCATCATCAAATGGTGAGGTATCATTACCCATATAAAAGGGGCTAAACGTCATTGTTGATCCATTACAAGATATGGCAGAACCATATTGTTGTCTAGACGGTGCTCCATTATTTTGAAATTGCACAGCCTGATTGGTAACATTTCCTGTTGCTGCTGCCACAGGGTTGGACGAGTTATTGGTGTCTCCTTCTGCATATATAGGTGTTATTGTGAGAATACAGAAAGCGATGTAGTAGTAGAGTTTATTGTATAGTTTGTTGTGGTATCCCATTGTTCTACTAATCCAGCTGATCTTGATGTGGTTTCTAGTGTCCAAGGTAGAGTTGTATCTGTTATAGTAAATGTAGTACCAGCACCAGATATATCGGCAGATGGTGTTACATTAGATCCATTCCAAGTCTTTACTTCAGCCCCAAAAACTTGACGCTGTTCTACTTCGGTTATAGTTTGTGTGGTTGTGGTCGTTGAGTTCATCGACCCTGTGGTAAACTGAGGCGTGACGGTATTAGCATATGCACTTGCAGGTAGCAGTAGCATAGCAATAAGTAGTTTTCTCATGTTTTTGGTTTGTCTTTGTCTTTGTTTTTTCCGTTACCATTGCCCGTAGACAGCCCGAAAGTTGCCAGCGCACCTGTAAAAATCGAGGCCACGAACGTAATATCGCCTGCTGTAGCTGACTTTTTAATCATTGGCAGCTCGACATAACTTAATGTAATAATGAACCCTGACCAGATAACTACACCTAAACGCACTGCTGCGCCAAGTACCGCCATCTGTTCATCATGGTCATCTATGTTTTCTTTGAGTTTTTTGAAAAAACTTCTTGGTTGCCCTTTGATCGGCTTATCTTCTTCCATGCTGTTTTAAGTATTGGTTTCATAGCTGTAACAACCCATTTAAAAGCTGCTGTTGCAGTTAGGGTTGCAGCTACAGAAACGACTGCTGTAGTAGAAGCCGTTATAAGTATTTCGTTTTCTGGTAAAGGCATTTTGAAGTCCGTAAACGGTATGTCAATCTGCCTTATGCCAGTAGGTGCTTCTTCTGTAGCCTCTGGTTCTGTGCCCTCTGGTTCTCTAAGATCACTAGGAGGCACTACCAAAGGTACATAACTAGGAACGTCAGCAGTAGGTAAAGGTATAGATATTGTTTTTAGTGGTATTGCATCTGGCAATACTATGGTGGGTAGTTCCACTATGCTGCCTCTAACGCTGCAACCTTGGTTTCTAACACCTCGATTTTTGCAATAGCTTCTTGCAATGCAGCAGTTAGTAAAGGCACAAGTTTTGAATGATCTATTCCTTGATAAATAGGATCATTTTTCTTTATACCCTTGGGCAAATCATCTTCTAATGCTATCTCATCCTTTGTACCAGACACTGCTTCTGGAACTGCAACAGCAGCTTCATGTGCTAAAAACCCATCAACTGTTATACTTGGATCTCTTTTAAAATTAAATCTGGAAGGTTTTAAAGTTTTTAATCTTGTAATACCATCAGAAATTGGAATTACATTTTCTTTAAGTCGGTAGTCTGAACCTGTATTGAATACAGTTGTGGAGCCATCTGAATAAATATTACCAACTATATTATTGTTATATATAAAACGATGAAAAAAGGCTCTACCAGTTGAACTACTATTATTAGCATCAAAATTAACAGCACTAGCAGTATTGGAAAGTGATCGAGCAACAACGACATTACCTGATTTAAAAACATCAAACTGCACACCAGGTGTTGTACCTACACCTACTTCCCCTTCATTATTCATTATTAATCCTTCATTTGTAAGACCATTCGAATAATTATTGGAAGTTCCAAGACTTAACTGAGTACCAGAACCTGTTATTTTCGCTGCAACACGAGCTATAGGGTTATCACTTCCTGTATATGTAAAATCTATTGCACTATACTCACCGTTAGCAAAATCATTATTTGAAATACAAAAAGCACCTTTTGTTGTGCCTGTAAAAGATGTCAAATCTTCATCAGAGGCAATATGAAGTGGTCTGGTTGGACTTGTCGTACCTATACCAACTTTTCCAGACGAATCTATACGCATACGTTCTGTAGCATTTGTACCAAAATTTAAAAAATTTGAAGTATGACCATATTGTACGTAACCTCTATATTCATCAGCACCACTTGTCCCATCGCTAAAAAATAAACTTCCATAATTACTTGTACCAGATCGGATTGTTAAACCAGTATTAGATGAATTTGCAATTGTCAAGTCATCTGCAAATCCCTCACCCTCAGTCGTAGTTCCTAAAAGCATACGACCAGACGAATCTATACGCATACGTTCTGTATCATTAGTTTTAAGCCTAATTTGATTACTACTACCATTTCCAGTTAAATGCAACCCATCAGCATCACCTTTTATTTGTCCAGCGTCACCATGAGTATTGATATTAAGATGTATTTCTGGATCAGTAGCGTGATGTACTTGTAATTCATCACCATTAAAAGTTAAGTTAGCTTCACCTTCTAAAGTATTAGCAGTACCAGAGCCAGTAATAACTCTGTTATCTGCGTTGTTGTTTATGGTTGT